GACAGAACGTGCCGGAATGAAAGTAACAGAAAAGAACGGCAAGATTGTTGTTACTCGCAGAAAGAAAAAATAATGGCTAAGACAGCTGCATGGCAGCGCAAAGAAGGAAAGAATCCTAAGGGTGGATTGAACGCCAAAGGACGCGCCTCGTACAAGGCACAGACTGGTGGAACACTTAAGCCACCGGTGTCCGCCAAGCAGGCAAAGAAGTCACCAAAATCCGCCGCAAGAAGAAAGTCTTTCTGTGCAAGAATGGGTGGAATGCCAGGCCCTATGAAAGATAAAAAAGGTAGACCAACACGCAAGGCGTTGGCATTAAGGAAATGGGACTGTTAAATGGCACGTAAGTCAAACTCAGAAATATTAGGTAAGTATCGCGGACAATTAGACTACTCTAAGCGTTGGCGTCAAAACGAACAGTATGACCAACTATGGACAAGGCTCATCAACTTGTATCGTGGCAAACAATATCGTCAACCATTGCCATACGACAGACTTCTTGTAAATATTTCTTTTGCAACCATCAACGTGTTGGCGCCAGCCGTATCGGTTGGCCGCCCAAAAATTCTTGTCAATCCACGCACTCCTGAAGACGGCGACAAAGCAATTCTTACAGAAGCAATCATTAACTACTGGTGGCAACACTACGACTGCCAAACAGAATACCAACGTGCAGTAAAAGACTTTTTGATTATTGGTCACGGGTTTTTAAAAGCTGGTTATCGTTTTGTCGAAGAAGAAAAAGTAAACGACATTGAAGATACGGCGGACGAGATTGCCGCACCACCAACAGGTGAAATGGAAGCAAAGACAATCATCAAGGAAGATAGACCGTTTTTAGAGCGTGTTGACCCATTCGATATGTTTGTTGACCCAGATGGTTCTACAATGAATGACATAAGATGGATTGCACAAAGAATTCGCCGTCCATTAAAAGATGTAAAAGCCGATAAGCGTTACAATGCAACAGCAAGACAAGAGGTTTCAGCAACATCATATTCAAGATATGGAAACGGATACAACGGATCCGGCAGCATAATCTCACCTGCACTTGATGCAGCGTACTCAAGTACGCCAGACGAAGGATATGCCGACATCTGGGAATATTACGATTTAGAAGCTGGAACCATATCGGTGTTTTCCGAGACCGGCGACAAGTTCTTAATTAAGCCAACAAAGATGCCGTTTGTGTTCGGGCATCCTTTCATAATGCTTCGTAACTACGAGATTCCAGGTTTCTTTTACCCAATGGGTGAACTAGAAGCAATCGAGCCACTGCAGTACGAGTTAAACCAAACCCGTACACAGATGATGAACCATAGAAAGCGTTACAGCCGCAAGTATATCTTTAGAGAAGATGCTTTCGATGACGATGGCAGAGCAGCATTGGTGTCTGACGAAGACAACGTTATCGTTGCAGTTAAAGGCCAAGAAAGTCTTGCAAACGTCATTCAACCGGTTCCCGCAATCATAAACCCACCAGAGTTTTACAATCAATCTGAACTCATTACAGCAGATATCAATAGAGTTTCTGGTGTATCCGAGTATCAACGTGGCGCATTGCCAGAGATTAGAAGAACTGCTACAGAAGCAGCAATTTCTCAAGATGCCGCAAATGCAAGAGCATCAGAAAAATTAGTCATTATTGAAAAGGGCATAGCAAGATGTGCCGAAAGACTTATCATGCTTGCCCAACAGTACCTAACTGGTGAACAGACCGTAAGAATCATTGGTTCTGAAAATGCACCTGTATGGTTAACATTTGATAAAGATTACATTGCTGGCGAGTTTGACTTCCAGGTAGAAGCCGGTTCAACTGCACCAGTTAATGAGTCATTTAGACGTCAGATGGCTTTACAGATGGTAGATGCTATGGCTCCGTTTGCACAGGCTGGTTTACTTAATTTAAGTAAATTAGCAGAATATGTGCTCTCAATAGGATTTGGTATTAAAAATCCAGAGTCATTCTTGCAAGAACCACCACCGCCTGGTCAAGCAGCGGGAGCACAAGCACCGGTACCAGGACAACCACCAATGGCTCCAGGTGGAGAGCAAGGCATACCGCCAGAATTAATAGCAGCACTATCAGGTGGGGCAATGGCTCCAGGACAACCTCCAATGGCTCCAGGACAGCCTCCAATGGCTCCAGGACAGCCTCCAATGGCTCCAGAACAAGCAGGTCCAGAGGGCGTTGAATTAACGCCTGAAGAAATTCAAGCATTAACTCAAGCTGGTTTAATACAAGGCGGTCAACCAGTTCCGCAACAATTGCCAGCGGCACAAGGCGAATTATCGCCAGAAGAACTACAGTTGCTAACCCAAGCAGGGTTAATTTAAAAACGCAACGAAAAAAAGTCTACATATAGTAGAAGAGGGAATAATCAAGAAGGAGAACTCCCATGACAGATAATAATGAAACTAATGCACTCGTTGACGACCCCACATTAGATGGACAAGTTGAAGACGCTGGTAACGCAGGAGTAGAAGAAGCCCAGGTAGAACCCGAGCTTTTTGACATCGCAAACTATGCCGATAAGGCTATTAAGGTTCAAGTAGATGGCCAAGAAGTAACGATTCCACTACAAGAGGCTATTGCTGGGTACCAACGCCAAGCGGATTATACCCGCAAGACGCAGGAACTCAGTGAGCAAAGAAAGCAAGTGCAAGTTGCCGTAGCTCTACAAGACGCCCTTGTAAGGGACCCGGCAGGAACACTTCAAACGCTGCAACAACATTACGGTCTAGGAACTGCACCTCAAGCCCAACAGCAAGAGGAACAGTGGCTGGATCCAAGCGAGCAGCAAATCCGTAGTTTAGAACAACGTTTATCGGCCTTCGAACAGAAACAAGCCTACGACGATTTAACAAGAACTGTGGGGTCTTTGCAGAGTAAATATGGTGAAGAGTTTAATGCAGAAGAAGTGGTTAAAAAAGCATTGGAACTTGGTAACATAGACTTGGAAGCAGTCTTCAAGCAAATTGCATTTGACAAAATTTATTCAAAAGCCAATGAGGCTAGCAAAAAGCTAACTGAAGACCAGTCAAGAAAAGAAGCCAAGCGTCAAGCAACAATCGTTTCTTCTACATCATCGGCTAAAACCGGAACTACACCAGTTTCTCAAAAACCATCAACTGTTTTTGAAGCCTTTGAACAGGCCAAAAAAACACTAAACCTCTAGTCCCAAAAGGAGACAACTAACATGGCCGGTAATCCCGACTTTACTTCACTGTTGTCAACTACGCTGCAGAACTATCAGCCAACGCTTGTTGACAACATTTTCAAGGACCTAGTCCTTCTTAACCACCTCAACGAAAGAGGTCGCGTTCGCGTCGAGGAGGGTGGTACTCAAATAATTGAGCCATTGCTCTACGCCGTCAACGACACCGTCGCAACTTACTCAGGTTACGATGCAATCGACCTCACACCACAGGAAGGCATCTCGGCTGCCGAGTACGATTGGAAGCAGATGGCTGCTTCTGTCGCAATCAGCGGTATCGAAGAAGCAAAGAACCGTGGCACCGAGGCAATCATCAAATTGCTCAATGCAAAAATACAGCAGGCTGAAATGTCGCTGAAGACAACTCTTAACGAGCAACTCTTCGGCTCACCTGGTGTAGCACCAGCAGCTAAAGACTTCAACGGTCTGGGTAACATAATCGGTACCGAGAACAACACGGTCGGTGGCATTGATGCATCAAGCAACACTTGGTGGAACCCAACATACGATGGCACTGCTGCAACACTCAGCACCCAGGATATGGCTGCAATTTACAACCTTGCTTCAAAGGGAAGCGACGTTCCTGACTTAATCATCACGAACCACAGCCTCTTTGAGAAGTACGAAGCATTGCTTGTTAACACCATCCGTTACCAGGACGTTGCCAAGGCAAACCAAGGCTTCACCAACCTCATGTTCAAGCAGACACCAGTGGTGTTTGACCTTGAACTCGGCACCGACGCATCGGCTGCTCCAATGTACTTCCTCAACACAAAGTACTTGAAGCTCACCGGTATGAACGGCTACTGGTTCAGCACAACCGATTTCATGAAGGGTACTGTAGCTGGCGTTGACGCCCGTTACTCACTCATCTTGGCTTATGGTAACTTGACCTGCAGCAACCGTTCACGTCAGGGTTACTTGTCAGCTGACGCATCCTAATAAGTTTCGTTGGTGGGGCAGTTTAAAAGACTGCTATCCTTCGAGTAGTCTCTGCCTCACCAGCGATTCCCCGCAATACAAAAAACAAACAAACAATTCTAATTAATAAAACATTAGTTAGGTATCTGCCGAAAGGCAAGGAGAAAGAACAACTATGGCAACAAATAATAAATTCATCGTAGAAAGAACAAACGTACTGGCATCCGACGTAACACTCGGTACTTCGTACGCAGTGTTGGACGACGCGGATTTTGGTTGGTATGGCAAAGCAGGCGAAACTTACGAGTTTGCAGCCCGCGTTGTCTACACTGCAGCAGCAGCGACAGATGGCGCAGCCTTCTCAGTCAGCGCTGGTGCAACACCAACCGACATTCACTTCATCTCGGAGTACAACTCGGATGCAACAACGGTCGTTCGCACGGCTTGCGTAGCAGTTAACACCCCAGACCACGGTTCGGCTTCAGTAGCACTTGCTACTGGATTCAACAGTGCATTTGTCTATGGCGTAATCACACCATCGGCAGACGGCTTCATTGGTGTTAGCGGCATCGCAGAAAATGCAGCCACCATCATTGCACAAGGTACATTGTCAACCCTGTCGTGGAAGCGTATATTCGTAGGCGACAACGAATAATCTAAGCAATCCGTAACGTGCCGCCAGGGGTGAAGGAACCTTGGCGGCATGTTCTACATTTAACGAAGGAGAAAAATATGAATAAACAAACACAAGGTGCAGGCCAAGGTTTAGCGGGTACACAACCATATGGAATGGTGGAAGGCGCCGCACACATTGGTAACGGCAGAATGGCTTACCATGGCCAAGGTGTAGAACTAGCTCCGCCATCAGGTGTAGAGTACAAAACTCCTACACCGCATTGCACTGCAATAAGCAGCAAAGAACAAGAATGCCTGGCCCCTAGAGCAAAAGGTTCTTTGTTTTGCATAGGTCACTTGCGTCAAGTAGAAAAGAAATTGGCCGCACAACAAAAAGAAGAAGAAGTAAAACCAGAGGAGTAACCAATGGCAAATCCCAATACAGCAATCAACTTTGGTACAAATAGAGATTTAACTTTAAACATTGTTTTGTCATTTGTTGCCCAGCTGCTTGATTTTGATATTGGCACTGGCGCCAACTCAGACGTGCCCACCGATGTTGTGGAAGGTTTTGTCAGAGAAGGTTTTGAAAAAATAGTGATGGCTGA